GTTCCAGACGTTAAAATGGCGGCAAGTGTTTTGGGAGGAGAGACAGATGGAAACGGCACATTACAAGTGCGAATCCTGCGAGGAGACATTAAGCGAGCGGGAGCGGTTACAGATGATTGGCAGTGGGGAGTGGCGAGCAACGGAGGATTTCAACGGCAAGCGTGGCTATTATTTAAATGGCTTGTGTTCCATGTTCCCGGCCAAAAAGGGTTTTAGGAACAGGTTACACCAGGCAGTTGCGGGTTTTCTGGACGCAAAGAAAAGGGGCACGGAGGGGATTAAGACGTGGACCAACACTTTCATGGCGGAGGCATGGGAGGACGTGCATGAGGAAATCCAACCCCACTACCTCATGGCAAGACGGGAGACATACACGGCGGAAGTGCCCGAGGGTGTTTGCCTCTTAACTGCCGGGGTGGACGTTCAAGCGGACCGTTTGGAGGCAGAGGTTGTGGGGTGGGGTCCGGGTGAGGAAAGTTGGTCGATTGAATACCGGCAATTTCTTGGTGAACCATCCCACCCGGGAGTCTGGAGGAACCTGGACGAGTGGTTGCAATCACGTTTTGAAACGGAGGGGGGCAGGAGTCTCCCCATTGCCGGTGTGTGTGTGGACTCCGGTTTCCAGGCCCATCTAGTTTACGAGTTTGTTAAGCCTCGGCAGCCCAGGAATGTCTTTGCCATTAAAGGCATGGGAGGATTCGGCAAGCCCATTGTTAGCCGGCCAAGCAAGTCCAGTGTTAAGCGTGTCCACCTCTACACCATCGGGACCGACACAGCCAAGGAGTTGCTTTATGGAAGGTTAAGAATCGAGGACCCGGGGTTTGGGTTCTGTCATTTCCAAATCGGCCAGGGATATGACGAGGAATGGTTTAAGCAATTAACCAGTGAGAAGGCAGTTACCGAAACCAAGCGCGGGGTTAAGACCCGGGCCTGGGTTAAGAAAAGTGGCGGGGCAAGGAACGAAGCGTTAGACGTTAGAATTTATGCCTATGCTGCTTTGATAATCCTAAACCCCAACCTGGACAAGTTAGCCAAGGACACCCAACCTAAGACCGACGAGGAGAGGAAACCTAAACGGCAAAGACCACCAAAAGGGGGCGGTTTTGTTGGGAGCTTTAGGCACTAAAAAAAATATAAAAAAAACACCAAAAGGGGTTGACAACCTAAAAGCTAACTGGTAGGTTACTTGGACCGGCAGGGAATAAGCCCATGCCAACAAAATAGAGAAAATGAAAAAAGTAACTATAACGGTAAGAAAAACAGAATACACAAGCCCAAACAATAAATGCACATTGGGTTTCAATAAATCCTACACATGGACAGACTTGGAGATTGAACAGGCAATGGCTAAAAAGAAATGGAGCGGCGTTGAGGGTATGCTTAAAACTGAAACCATACAGATGGCTTTTGCTGATGGCTTGCACCTGTATGGTTCGGAGCCTGTTTATCAAATCGAAGAAATTTAACAAAATGACAAACGAAGATAACTTAAATGTTGAATGTAGTGGATGCGGCGCGAAGATGAGCAATGCTGATTTCAACCAACACAACTGCCCCAACATTATCCAACCCATTAAGGGGGAATCATGGGAGGATTATGTGGAGAGAAGTAAGAAGGAACTTGCCGAGAGGGTAGACAAAACCGTTTTGAAAGTTGATGCTTCTGCCTTATAAAGCCCATGAATGAACAAGCTACAACGTGTTTTAATTTGGCCGGCTTTTTCCATGATGGAATGCCGGCGGCAATTAACGAGTTCCTTGGCGTTGAGGCAATCGGGAGGGAGTTGATTGTTACCATCCAAAACAACGAAGGGACACGGGTGGCGGAATTGGTGTTTACCAACGTGGAGGCCAAAAGGCCGGACCCCATTGTAATAGACGGGGGCATGGTGGAGTGGGGTGTGTCAGGCGAGGCAAAGGGCAACCACCTTAACTAACGTGGCTAAAAAACCAATCAAGTGCCCCGAGTGTGGTGCCAAGTTGAACCTTGGCAGTCTCATGGGGAGCAGGACAAGCGAGGCCAAAAAGGCATCCTCCAAAGCTAACGCAAGCAAACCTCCCAAACCGGGGGCACGTCCAAGGGGCAGACCTCGCAAGGTGGATATTTGAAACACACCATTCCGCCCCTACAATCGCCACTAAATGGCGGCGACTGTACCGACAATAGAACCGTATGAGTTAATTGCCGGGGACACCCTCAAGTTTAACAAGACCGTGGTGGATTACACCCCGGGCGATGGGTGGTCCTTGGATTATTCTTTTAGAAGCGACACCGGCACGGGGTTTGACATAAGCGCAACCGGCAACTCCTCCGCCGGTTATTTTGAAGTCAACGTAACGGCAGCAACCACCACCAATTACACTGCCGGCACCTACGCTTGGCAAGCCTACTCATCCAAGTCCTCGGAGCGTTACCTAGTTGACTCGGGCAAGTTGGTTATTAAAGCCAACCTCAATGCCCTAGCCACTTCCGCCACTACAGACCAACGGACCCACGCACGGGTTATGGTTGAAACCATAAGGGGCATACTGGAGGGACGCGCCTCCTCGGACATGGAGAGTTACAACATTGGTGGACGTTCAATTAATAAAATCCCCATCCAGGAATTGGCGGACCTCCTGCAACGTTACGAGGACAAGTTAAAACTGGAGGAGGCCAAGCGGCAGACGGAGAACAAGCACGGCACCGGGAGACTCGTAAAAGCAAGGTTTTAAACATGGGTTTAGTTGATAAATTAGCCAAGAGGTTAGGATATGTTAAGCCTCAACAGAGGAGTTACAACGGGGCAAGCGTTTCCCGGTTAACCAGTGATTGGTTAAGCCCAACGACCACGGCAGACGAGGAGATTAGGAGGGACCTAAAAAAACTCCGGGGACGCTGCCGGGAGTTGGAACGGAACAACGATTATGTCCGCCGCTACCTGGACGGCATGGAGAACAACGTCCTCGGTGCCCATGGCATTGGGTTGCAGATGAAAGTGATGGACCAACCGGGGCAACCGGACCGATTTGCCAACTTTGCTATCGAGAAGGCATGGAACACATGGGGCAGGGCAAACAATTGCACACCCACTGGCAAAATGACATGGCGAGATTTTCAACGTCTTGCCCTTCGCAGTTGTGCCCGGGACGGGGACGTGTTGGTCCGCATGATTCGCGGATACCGCAACCCCTTTGGATTTGCCTTGCAGATAATCGAGGCGGACCGTCTTGACTCGGAACACAACCAAGCCTTGCCAGATGGTAACGAGATTCGGATGGGGGTGGAGGTGGACCCATTTGGAAAACCGGTTGCCTATCACATTTTAGAATCCCATCCCGGGGACACCTATGCAGCAAGCTACCGCAAACGGCAGCGCATACCGGCCAACGAAATAATCCACATATTTAACCAGGAGAGAATTAGCCAAACCCGTGGAGTGCCCTGGATGGTTAGTGCCATGACCAGGTTGCAACAGTTGGCCGGCTACGAGGAGGCAGAGGTTGTGGCGGCACGAGTTTCAAGTTGTAAGATGGGCTGGCTTCTCAAGGAAAACTCCGAGGGATACACCGGGGAGGAGGACCCGGCGGACCTCAACGTTTTGATGGAGGCCGAACCAGGAACCATTGAGGAATTGCCCAGCGGCATGAAATTCCAGGAGTGGAACCCTTCCCACCCAACGACAGCTTACAAGGACTTTGTTAAAACCTGTCTCCGTGGTATTGCCAGTGGTCTCGGAGTATCTTACGAACTAATAAGCGGGGACTTGGAGGGGGTTAATTATTCAAGCATACGGGCGGGGGTACTAGAACAACGTGAACACTTTAAGAAAGTCCAACAATGGTTTACCGATTCATTTGTTAGCCCGGTTTTTGAGTCCTGGTTGGAGTCAAGCATATTGGCAAACCATTTCCCATTTAACATAAATCGCTTTGACAAGATGAATGCCCCGCAATGGAAGCCGAGACGGTGGGCATGGGTGGACCCTCTCAAGGATTTGCAAGCCAATGTCCAGGCAGTTGAGGCCGGGTTAAAATCTCGCCGGTCCATTGTTGCCGAGAGTGGGGGAGATGTGGAGGACGTGTTTGACCAAATTGCAATGGACAAACAATTGGCCGAGGAGAAGGGGTTGGCCTTTGGCGACGATTTGAAACAGCAACCCGAAACCGTACCCTTGCAATCAGATGAGTGAAGTAAAAGAAGAACGGCACTTGGTGGATGTCCAAGAGGATGCCACCACCTTGACCATCACAATGGAGAAAAACCCCCCGGAACCGGAAGGCATCACCGAGGGGGACGATTCAGAAGAGGGTGGCGGGGAGAACGCTGCCGACGAGGAAAAAGACCAACACCGGGCAGCCATGGTTATGGCACACCGTTCCGTCCAGGCGGAGGTGCGAGCATTGGAAGAGGACAACGTTGTGGAGTTGGCCTTTAGTTCCGAGATGCCCGTGGAGCGGGAGGGTTTCATGGAAGTCCTCGACCATTCCGAGGGCAGTGCAGATTTATCCCGTTTAAACAACGGGGCACCACTTTTGTTAAACCACAACACCGATGACCAGATTGGTGTGGTGGAGAGTGCCAGGGTTGACGATGACAAAGTGGGACGTGCAGTTGTGCGTTTCTCCAAGTCCGAAAGGGCACAGGAAATTTACCGGGACGTAAAAGATGGCATTAGACGCTTGGTAAGCGTTGGCTATTACGTCCTCAAGACGGTACGGGAACGAGCAACGGATGGGCTGGATACCCTCCGAGTAACGAGTTTCCTCCCTCTGGAGCTATCCGTTGTGCCGGTGCCAGCGGACCCCTCGGTTGGAGTTGGCCGGGGTGTAGAAGTCGAACAACCACAACAAAAGGAAAACATTATTATGTCACAAGAAATAAAGGAAAAAGAAACTCCTAACGTTGAGGTTATCGCGGAGAACACCCGTAATGCCGAGTTGAAACGTTCCAAGGAGTTAACGGCACTTGGTGCCCGTTACAATTGCATGGATGACGCGCACAATGCCATCCAAGACGGCAAGACTGCCGGGGAGTTTTCCCGGTGGATTTTGGATAACCAACTCAAAACCGAGCCTGTCCAGGACAAGGGTGAAATCCTTGCACCTCGGGAGGAAAAACGTTTCAGCCTTTGCAATGCCATTGCTGGTTATTTAAAGGACGGACGTTTTGGTGGTTACGAGGCAGAGGTTAGCGAGGAGGCACAAAAGCGTTACGGTAGAGTTACCAGCGGTTTGTTAATCCCCAACGACCTCCAAGTCCGTGATATTACTGCCGGGTCAAGTTCCGGTGCGGATACGGTTGCAACCGTGGTGGACTCAAACTTTGTTGACCGTTTGAGCAACATGGTTGTGGTGGAACAAGCCGGGGCAACAGTCCTCTCGGGACTCCAGGGTAACGTGGGCATCCCCCGCTTGACCACTGGCAGCACCGGATACTGGGTAGCGGAAACAGGTTCACCCACCGAGTCTAGCCCGGTGTTTGACCAAATCTCGTTAACCCCGAAACGGTTAAGCGTTCACATTGATGTGTCTAAACAACTCATGGTCCAATCCACTTTGGATATGGAAAATGTGTTGCGTAACGACATCCTCAAAGGCTTGGCAATTGCCGAGGACGCTGCCGCCATCGTTGGTGGTGGAACCAATGAACCCTCCGGGATTCTTGACACCACGGGCATTGGCAACACCGGCACCGGGCAAACGTTGAGCTATTCCGAGGTTTGGGCTTGCATCAGCGAGGTTGACCAGGACAACGCCCTTATGGGCGATTTGGCTTGGCTAACATCCGCCAAGGGACGCGCAGCACTGGCAACCACCGAGGTTGCAAGCAGTACGGCAAAGTTCCTTCTGGACAATGATGGAAGGGTGGCGGGTTATCCGTTGTTTGTTTCCAACAACGTCCCGGATACCCACGGAACGGATGACGACGGTACGGCATTCATTTTCGGCAATATGTCGGATTTGATTATCGGACGTTGGAATGGTGTGGAAGTCCTGGTGGACCCATACACCTCCGCCCATTCCGGGATTGTTAGACTTATCGTTTCCCTGTTTACGGACATTGCGGTCCGTCATGCGGAGTCATTCAGTAAGTTTGATTGCGACCTCTAAACGGTTAAATAGTTAGTGCATGGGGGGAGGGGGTTAGCCTCCTCTCCCCTTTTTACTTTAAAACGGTGGATGGTTTTAACACGGGTTCATGACGGATATATTACAAATGTGTTGGCAGACTCCAACACTCAACTCGGGGCGTTTACCGATGTTAAAACAAACTCCCTGCTAGTCGTTGGCAAGACGGCAGCCGGGGAAAATACAGACGATGTTTATTTAAGGAGAGTTGGAGGGGTTGTAAAAATACCGGTGCAACCCGGCGAGATTTTAAGTCTCGAGCGTCCAACTGATTTAGGACAATTTTATTTAGGGCAATGGGAAATAACAAACAAGGAGGCGGACGATGGTTGCGGTTATTTGGCGTTTGCCTTCGTTAAATTAGACACGGCATTTGGATTACTTATGTTAGAGGACTTTGCATCAATTTTGGCGGAATGGCCTACCACCTTTACTTTTGGTGGCTCGACCTTTTCGGGGTACTTGGGGGAAGTTTCGGAGGAGTCCACCTTGGAGGTTGTTGGCATTGTCCCGGATTATGATGCCGAGTTGTTTTGTAAATCGGCGGACTTCTCCACCCCACTGGATGTGGGGGACACCATTACGGTTGCCACCTCTTACGATTCCCTCCTAGTGGGCAATTCTTACCGGATACACACTCGGGGATTAAGTGACGGAAAAATAGCCAACTACGGTTTAAAGAGTTTAAATGAGTAGCCCATACAACAACGTTGATGCCAAGCTGGAGTTAGCCGTCAAGGAGGTAATAGAGGAGTCCAGTTTTTGGTCCACTTACTCCACCGACTACGATGCCTTGACCGGCATAAACGATGGGGCATTTGAGAAAAACGGAATTGTCTGTTATGCCGAGAGTTCCGAGGAGAGGTTAGTGGGGACGGGGTTGTGGTCTGTCCGCATGGTGGTTGATATTAGGAGCAACGTTGATGCTACAAGTTCCGCCACCACCCACCGGACACTCCTGGCCAACATCCGGGACCTGTTCATGGATGACGGGATAACCACCACCCTGGATGCAACGGACCAGACGATTAGAACAAGTGGGGTGGTTGGGTATCGATTTACCCAGGGAGTGGAGGACCGGTTTTTAATTGGCTCAGTGAGTTTCGACGTTATCGCAAGTGGCTACTAGGTTCTCTATTGATGACGGGGCATTTTATATGTCCGTGGATAAATTGGTTGAGGAAACCGGTTTAGCAACCAAGGAGATTTTAAGGCTAACCGGGCGGCACCTGGTGGAGACTGCCTTAAAGGTTACGCCCCCACACTCGGGCAATATGTCCGTGGCACACTCCGAAAAGGGAGGCCAACAAAAAGCCCAGGGACTACAAAACATCCAAACCGACATCAAGAGGGTGGTGGGTGTTCTCAAAGAATTAAAACTCTACCAGGACCCCAAGATTAAAAAACTGATTAGTAAGGGGGAGTTGCGGGTGTTATCCCGCATTATCGGAGTGACGGTTGCCAAGACCATCCCCGGGGGTTTCCATGAGAGATTTAGGAACAAGCGGGGACGCATCAACAAGACCACCGGTAAGCAGTTGTTTGTTATAAACAAGACCGAGCGCAACAAGTATATCAAGGATGTTGCAACCCGGTTGGGCCGGTACAAGGCAGGGTGGAACAAGGCAGCCAGACGTTTAAAAGCCAGGGGCAACAAGGGTTGGCCGGCCTGGGTTAAAAGGCATTCCGGGCGGGGTTATATCAAGGACAAGTCCAGTGGGTTCAATTTCCCCAGGCAGGAAATAACCATTGCCAACCTCATGGACTATGCCAGTGGCAGGGGGGCAACGACCAGGTGGATGAAGTATGCCCTGGACCAATCCACGGACCTAATGAACCGGTATTTTGAGAAACGTCTAAAGTACCGCATGGAGAAGGCATTTAACAAATCCGGGCGCAAAATTTGAAACGCCCCCGATAAGTCTTAAACTTTCGAAATGGCGACCTTTAATGGTAAATATGTAGTGTGGGGAGTCAACGGCATAACTGCCACAGGCTTCAGTTCACCCACGGAACCGGCAGTGGATTTTCAAAGCGTTTCCGTTTCCAATAACTCCGATGTTGCAGAGGTAAAGAACGGCTCCGGGGATGTTGCGTTGATGGTTTTTTCCAATCACAACCGGGAGGCATCCATTGAGGTTGTCCCGAGCGGCACATCTTTGGACGTGGTGCAAGGGGACATTGACGAATTAATGCCAATTCCGGGCACCATTATTACGTTGGTGGAGAGTGACTCAGACCTAACAACCCTGGACGGGGACACCGGCACAGTTAAAGAAACCAGTGGTGCCGGCAAGTGGTCTTATATGGGCGGAGAGTTGACTCGTTCCAATGATGCCGAGGCGCGGATTAGTATGACGCTCAAGCAGTATGCGGGATGCGACCTTGATGCCACCCTTACGGTTGGGAGTTAATAAATGTGCAGTCATTCCATGACACGATTGTCCCGGACACTTATGAGGTTCTCGGCATAAGGCTCCGCCCCTTTAGTTTGGGGCATTACATACTACTTGAGAAAAACGCTTGTGCGTTGCTCCTGGGGGGTCCCGCCACTGTCATAGATTTTGCCGCTGCCGTTGTTATCTGTTCCTCCACCTTTGAGGAGTTTATTGAAGCACAAGCCTCCGGGGCAATAACAAAACACACCAAGCGACTTGCCAAGGTTTGCCGGGAGATTGACTTGGAAAAGGAAACCCAATTCCTCCGGGAGTATCTGGAAGAGGGGGTGCAGGGTCCGAGCTATTGGTTCAAGGAGAAGGGCAAAAACCTTGAGACACCCTTGGCCCAGGTTATCCGGGTGCAACTCCATAGCAAGACCAACCTCACCGAGTCCGAGATTATGAACCGGCCTTTTGCCATGAACCTTTGGGACATCGTAACCCTGGGAGAAATGGAGGGCAGCCTCAACCTAAAGACCGAGGCGGACGATGAGGCAAAGAAAAAGGCGGATGAATTTGGTGAGAGGTTTGCCAAAATGGAGGCAGAACAGGAGGCCAACAAAATAAGGAATAACTAGAATGCTCGCCCAACTTGTTGCCAAACTCGGATTAGATGCACGCCCCTTCAACCAGGGGATGAACAAGGTTTCCGGGTCCATGAAAAAGTCTGGCAAGAAAATGGCCTCCAGTTTAAAGGGCCAACTTGCCGGGGTCTTTGCCCTGGGCTTTTTAACCAAGGCAAGTGCCGAGGCACTCCAGTTTGCCAAAGACGTTAAAACGTTCTCCCATCAAATCGGGTTGACCACGGAGGAGTTCCAAAAAATGGATTACCTCTTTAAGACGGTGGGGGCGGACACCAACGATGTGGTGGATGCCTTTGGGACGTTGGTGGACAAGATGCACGATGCCATTAGTGGCTCCGAGGGGGTCCGGGAGGACTTCAGGTTGATTGGGTTGGAGTCCGATAAGATGAAGAACCTTACGGCAATGGAGGCCCTTTATGCGTATGCCGATGCGGCAGCCAAGACCGATGACAAATCCCGGGTGCTAACCTCAACCATTCGCACTTTTGGCGATGACCTGGGGAGGAGGGTGTTGCCTTTGATTTCCCAGGGGTCCGAGGCGTTGAGGGAAATGGCGGCAGCCGGCGCGGACTTTGCAATTAGTGAGGACGCACTTAATACCCTGGACGATGCCGCTAAAAAACTGGCAGCCTTTAAAGCGGCAAACCGGAGTTGGTTCGGGGAGTTCTTGAGCAATATGGTGGGTTTTGCGGACGGGGTTGTCATGGTTGTTAAGGGGCTAATTGTTGCGCCCATCAGCGGACTTTTAACCGGC